GTTTCCCAGTCACGATCCTGTGGTGTGTTGGAAGATAGGGGGGTGGTTTTTATTTGTCAACGAGTTTTATTTTTGGGAATCCCACGTTTTTGCTGTGTTATTTTTTTTATGTTGCGTAGATTTTTGTTTTTAATACATTTACGGTTATGATAAAAGAATATAAAGAAAGTGAATGGCCGGAAAATCGTTGGCCTAACTTTTCCCATGCAGAGATGCGTTGTTCCCAAACGGGTATGTGTCGGTTGGACGATGAGTTTATGGATAAGTTGCAAAAGTTGCGTGAGGCGGTAGGTAAGCCGTTGACGATTACTTCGGGTTATAGGTCTATGGATCATTCGATTGAAGCGGCTAAGATAGCGGATGATAAGCCTGCTGGGTCGCATACTACCGGTAAAGCGGTAGATGTGGCATGTGAGCGTGGTTTTGCCTATCAGGTGCTTTTTGCTGCTATAAAGTTAGGTTTTACGGGTATTGGGGTGCAGCAAAGTGGCTCGAGACGGTTTTTGCATTTGGATACGGTAGGTGTGGATGATAATTTTCATGTTCCTCGCCCTGCGTTGTGGAGTTATTGATGGCATTAAGTGATTTACAGCAACAAGCAGTGCAGTTGATTGTGTTGGACAGGTGGAATCCTTCCAAGGCAAACGACAAAGTGGCTAAAACACTGGACGTTAATAAGTCTACGGTGTTTCGCTGGCGTAAAGATGCGGAGTTTGACAAAGCGTTAAAGAAAGAGATTGAACGGGATCGGTCTAACTTTGACGATGTGCCTTTAGCTTTTCGTAAAAACAGGGTGTTAGCCTTAGAAGATTTGTATAACAAGATTGAAGACAGGCGAGTAGCACTTAAGTTAAAGGTTTTGAAGGAGATACGTGAAGAAGTGGGTGATCACCGCATACAGGTTGAGCATACCGTTGAGGTTAAAGGATTGAATGTGCCTCCAAGGGCTGACAGTTACGATGAGTGGCTAAAACAAAACAACAAGATGGATCAGGCAGTAGAGGCTGATTTCACTGTTAAGGAGTAGTTGATATGGCTATGACACCAGAACAAAAAGCAAAATTACGAAGAAAAGCTCAGGCTGCTTTTGGCGAAATGGATAGCGAACTGGATTTAATGAACGCCTCTGATCCTTTTGCAGAACTGGAAGAGGAAGTAGAGGAAATGCAAAAACCAAAAGCAAGACCAAGACCAAGACCAAAACCAAAACAGCCTGTAGTGTCAGCTAAAGAAGATTCTTTAACGAATGCTATTGTTAAAGGTGGTGGCTTACCAGTAACATCAACAATAACAAGTACAAATGAAACTGGTGGTAATGCGTTTTCTGTTACAGGAGATAAAAGATTAACTCCAGAACAGGTTAAACAAAAACAAGAAGATTTTAGCGCAGAATTTGCTGTAAGAGGTGTTATTAACGAATTTCGCAGAAGTGGTTCTGAGCCACCTAGTAGTGTTATAGAAAGATTAGGCAGAGAGCAGGTAAGACAAATGATCAAAAGAGATGGTGGCGAAGCTGCTGTTCAAATTTTTGACAAACAATATCCCGAATAAATCCTGATGAGACTTGAAGAACAAACATATCAGCCAAAAATATACCCTACAGACAGTAGAGTAGCTAAAATTGTGCATAATTGGGGTAGTTTGCACCGAGAAAACAAGGATTGGCGTAGTGTTCCGGTTGCAAAACCTAAAAAAATTAAGGTTAAAAAGAAATGACCTGGATGCCGCAACCTGGACCGCAAGAAAAAGCAATTCGAGCATCTTTTGTTGATGAATTGTTCTTTGGCGGTGCGCGTGGTGGTGGAAAGTCAGAATTTTTGCTTGGAGACTTCCTTTCAGACGTAGATACCTACGGTGAACACTGGAAAGGGGTGCTAATTAGGCGCACTTACCCTGAGTTGGATGAGATTATTGACCGTTCCCGTCAGATTTTTCGTGCTGCATACCCTGATGCGGAGTATAAAGTGGGTACACACCAGTGGATATTTAAAAATGGGTCTACTTTAAAGCTCCGACACTTAGAAAACGAGGCAGACGCAGACCATTTCCAAGGTCAGCAGTATACTTGGATTGGATGGGATGAGCTTACAAGCTGGAACGACATGAAGGCGTATCATAAACTAAAGGCTTGTTTACGAACAGGTTCTGCGGAGGTTCCGACAAAACGCATACGTGCATCGGGTAACCCTGGTGGGCCAAACCATAACAACGTAAAAGATTATTACATTGATGCCGGAGAAGAGTCTTCTATTGTTGAAGGCGATGACGGTATGAACCGTATGTATATTCGCAGTTTGGTTACCGACAACAAGATATTGTTAGATCGAGATCCTGGATATATTAAACGGTTAGAAGGTGTAGGCGATGAACAGCTGGTTAAAGCGTGGTTAGAGGGTGATTGGGATAGTTTTGTAGGTCAGTATTTTACTAACTGGCATGAAAAACAAGTACTTGTGAACAGTTTTGAGATACCCGAACACTGGCCTTTGTTTGGAGGGATGGATTATGGCGAAGCTGCTCCAACGTCTTATGGTCTATACACTGTGGATTATGATGGGAATATTTATCGCATTAGTGAGTATTACCAAGCAAACGCTACGGCTTCGCAACATGCCGATAATATAGCAAGGATGATAGAAAGCTGTCCGTTTACGGGTGGCCGTTATCCACAGGCAACGTATTGCGATCCAAGTATGTTTGTTAAAAGAAGGTTAAGCGAAGTGATCAACCATTCGCCTGCGGATGTGTTTGCCGAACGAGGATTGTACTTGACAAGAGCAAACAATGATCGTATTACTGGATGGAGAGTGGTTAACGATGCGTTAATAAAAGAACGCTTTTACTGTTTTAATGGATGGAACGATGCTTTGGTCAGGACGATGCCGGCCCTGCCAAGAAGCTCTAAAAATCCAGAGGATTTAGACACTTACGCAGAAGACCACGCAGCAGATGAATTACGTTATGCGATGATGCATGTGTATAAACCTCATAAACCAGATGAAGAAAGACCTTACGAAGGAACCGGACAAGAAGTTATTGATATGATGGAACAAGGTTGGGGTGTTCGCAAAGGGCGATACGCTCCGGCATAACAAGGAGATAGGAATATGCAAGGTTTTAACGGTACGCCAACAACGACTAAGCCAAATCGTGGCAAAAAAGGTACTCGTGTAACGCCAAAAGCTGCTGGGTCAGACAACCTTAAAAAGGGTGGCAAAGGCAAATAGTTTGAAAGAAAGACAGATCGAATACTGGCAAGGGGCTATAGAGGACGGTCGAAAATATATGAAGACGCGCCACAAAACGTGGCGTAGGCTTCTCAAGACATACGAGCTTGACTTTGACGTTCCAAACCTCGACGAGGATAAGATTGTTAAAATATCCCGTATGTATCCACTTGCCCGTCAGATCATAGCCAGTGTTTCTTTTAATTATCCTCATGTGTTTTTTAAAGTTGAGGAACCTGGTAGAGACTTTGCATCTGAAATATTAGAACGTGTGGCTAATGCTACATTAGAACAAATGGATGCTAAAAGAGAAGTGCAACAGGTTATTTTTGATGCGCTGTTTTGTAGTGTGGGTTGGTTAAAGTTTGGGTACAACCCTCCAGGTGATGACGATATTGTTGCACCGTATACTATTAACGATGCTCAGGAAAACGATTTTCCTTACGTACATCGAGTTTCGCCTTTTAATATATACATTGATCCGCTTACTCCTCCGCACAAATTGTCAGGCGCACGGTATATCATTGAAAAAATGATGGTTCCTTTAGAGTTTGTTAAAGAGGATGACAGGTTTAAAAACAGACGGCAGATAAAAGCGATGTCAGATGAAGATCAGGCTGATTCGTTTATATACGACATGCAAGACTCTGAGCATAGCGATGAATACAATGCGGTGCAGCATTCTAAGCAAGGTGCAATGGTTTGTTTGTATGAGATACACGACCGTCTGCATAAAAAGCGTATTACGTTTGCCGAAGGATTGGATGAACCTATTGAAGAAGTAGATCATCCGTTTTTAGCAATGAAACCAATTACAGAGACTGATCCTTTTACTGGCGAAGAAATGATGACAGGCGAGTTTGAGCCTGCCGGTGGATACCTGATGGATGGTGGTTTTCCATACCACGCACTGCGGTTTGACCAAACCGAACGCTCGTTTTATGGCGAACCGCCAATGGCGTATGTTGAGGATACACAGTCACTTATAGTAGAGTCTGTATCACGCAGAGCCGATCTGTTAAAGCGTTTTCAACGTGTAGTTTTAGCTTCTCGAAGAGAACGTGAAGCAAATCAAGACATTGGTGATACGTTAGAAAACGGTCGTGACGGTGAGATCATATGGGTAGAAGATCCCAATACCAGTATGCGTGAAATGAACTTTGGTAACCCTCCACCAGATCAGTTAGGTCTGGAAGCAGATGCACAAAGTTATGAGGAACAAAGTTTAAACGTATCTCAAATGGCAATGGGTGGTGGCCCAAAGGTCACAGCCACACAGGCAAGCTTGTCTGCAAGTTTTGCACAGGTAAACCGCGAGTGGATGCAGTTGCGTGTAGCGGATGCGTATCGGTCTATTGTTCGTAACTCATTACGTATGATGGCTGATGAAAGATATTTGCCTGATGAGTTTTTGGTTAACGTAGCTCAAGACACGGAAGATCCTGTTTTTGAAGCAGTTACGGCAGACCTTTTGCGAATACGATATAAAATAGAAATACAAGCTGGTAGTATGCAACCCTTGACGGAACAACTTGAACGTCAGGATGCACTACAGCTTTTTAATATGACGATTAACTTACCAGAAATAAATCGCATTGAAGCGATTAAAAGTTTATTGGCTTCGTTCCGTGTGCAAGACCCTGACAAATATCTGGGTAACGCTGAAGACGGTGATGCAGTAAAAGCGGCTCAGTTAGAAAATGTAGCCTACCTCATTAATGGTGGTGATCCTGGGGTTACACCTTTTGAAGATCATAAACTTCACATACAGTATCATCAACAAATACAACAACTTCCACAGTTTCAACAATTACTTCCACAACAACAACAACAGGTTATGGGCGTAGTGCAAAACCATGTTCAACAACATCAGCAGATGCTTAACCAGATGGCTCAAGGTCAAGCACCGCAAGCAGCTAGTGGTGGCAGTAATGCCGGAGTAGCAGAGGGCAATATTATGTCACTTGTACGTAGCCAAGCTCAAGAAGTTAGCCAAGCGGTGCAAAACGCACCAGGACAAGGATAATGTTAGTATTTCACGATTATGAATGCGAAGACGGACATCGTCAGCTTGACATACAAAACAATTCTAATAATATTAAACGTAAGATCAAATGCGACCAGTGTGAAAAAGATGCTAACATGTTGTTTATAAAGAGCAACTTTATCCATAATTCGCACAGCAATATGTATGGCAAGTTTCATGCAGGCTTTGGTCAGGTTGTAGAGTCATACAGTCATAAACAAGAACTGTTAAAAAAGTATAACGTGAGAGAGAGTGCCGATGCAGTTGGCGGTTCTCGATGTCACATAACCTCTGATGTAGCAAACTCTGCTTCGTCAGACACCCCTACTCCTTCGTTTGGTAACACACCCGAAGAGGCAGTGGCTCTGGCAGAGAAGAGATATAACGAAGGAGATTAGTAAATGTCTGAATCAGCACTCGCTTTGGACTCCGGTGCGGAAGACTCGTCACCCGATGTAGGATCATCTCAGGATCAGTCAACAGAATCTTCTCTTGAACTGTTTACAGATGACAGCCTTGATTCGGCACAGTCAGAAGACTCTGGACACTCTGATGCACAGTCAGATTTTGACCCACAAAGGCACGATTGGTTGCGTGGTTCAGCAGACGATGTGCCGGAGCAGTATCAGCCGTTAGTTCCGCTTGCAAAAAACATGCAGGCACAGTTTACCAGGACTCAACAGGATCTTGCAGAACAGCGCAGGCAGATTGAAACGCAACAAGGCGAATGGGCTAATAGGGTGCAAAACCTTGTTACACCCCAACAGCAACAAGTAGATCCTGTAGATGCAATGAGGGCAAACTTATCTGAAGATGAAGCTCGGGGCGTAGATGCCGTTGAGCAGATTATTCAGCATAGGGTAGGAAATGTTGTTAATAACTTGAACAGTCAAGTTCAACAGTTACAACAACAACTGTCTACGGCCAATAATTATGTGCAAGGTCAGCAAACTGCGTATATAGCCAACCAAGTAGGTGAAGCAAGGCAGGCTTATGGCGGTGATCTGGACGCTTATACCGATCAGATTGTTGCTACTACAAAGATTACTAACCCTGTTACAGGAAGCGCGTATACAGTTCGTGAGGCGTATGAGTTACATGCAGGCATTACCGCTCAAAAAGCGTCTGATCTGCGTGGAGCTAACAATTCCGCACGAAAGTCCTCAAAAAGGTCTGTCCGTGGTACGCAAGGTGTTGATGCAACGGAAGGAAGCGGCCCACTTAGCGACTCCGATGTATTGTCGGGTCTTTCCAAATTGGGTTTTGAATAAGGACAATAGAAAATGGCAGCAACAACAACTTCAGAAAGCTGGGATGCGGCTTGGACGCTTACGATGCGGGCCAAACGCAAAGAGTTAACCGATAACTTCTTTGACGCATACCCAACCTTAGATATGTTTCGCTCCGGTGGAGCATTGGTCACCGACAACGGTGGCAAAGAAATACAGGCAGATATTTTGTATGCTGGTAATTCAGCGCAATATTTCTCAGGCTATGACGTTCTAAATACGGATGCGGTAGACGGAATCACGGCCGCTTTTTATCCGTTTAGATATGCCGCAGTGCCTATTACCATTAACTTTACCGAAGAACAAGAGAACCGTAAGCGCGAAGCAGCGATGTCGCTGTTAGAGGCCAAAACTCGTCAGAGTATGTTGACCTTGCGCGATCAGATTAATACTTCTCTGTATTCTGCACAGACAGGTAAAGCTCCGTTAGGTTTCCAAGACATTATTGCTGATGCACCTGGAACTACTCCAACTACGTTGGGTGGTATCACGGTGGGTGGTAATACGTGGTGGAAGAACAAAACGGAAGATGCTTCTGGCGATACGTCATTTAAGACGATTACCGGAACAAACTTTTATGAAGGTATGATTCGTATGGCTAACCTTTGGAATGCAACGTCCGAAGGCAATGAACAGCCTACAAACATATTTACCACAAACTCTATTTATGCTTCGTTTGAAGAGATATTTGAAGGCACTGGCTATCAGCGTCTTTCGGGTAACGATTCACCAGGTGTAGATGGTCGTTTGCCATCGTTCCGTGGTATTCCGGTGCAGTATGACCGTGACTGTGGATCGGGTCGTATGTATTTCTTCAATACCAATTACTTGAAGATGCACATGCAGTCAGGCATGAATTTTAGCAAGACTCCATTCCGCGAAAATTCAAATCAGTTAGCCAAGGTAGCTTTCATAACCGTTGGCCTGCAAGTAGTTACGAACAACCGTAGACGCCAGGGTGTTATTACTGGTATCAGTTAATAGTTAATTCCAAGGTTCAAGCCAATGAGCCTTTTGAGTCCGAAGAAAAGGACAAAGGAGAATGAACAATGAGTACAATACAAAACGCCAACTATGGGTTGGATCGAATCGGAGGAGATGGCGGTCAAAGCATCTACGAAGAATCGTCTACGCCAAAACATAGGCTTGGTGAAAAGTTAGAGTTATCCGATGGTCGTATCTTTCGGTATGCAAGTTTTGCGGCTGCAACAGGTGCAGGTCTTTTGGTTTCTCAGGATATAAGTGCTACAGCTATATCTGTTCAAGACGGCAAGCTAACGGCAGCAGCGGCTGGTGCTACTGAGGTAACGTATACTGATTCGGGTACTGTTGGATCGGCTACAAAAGATCAATATGCTGGTGGCTATCTTCATACCGAAGATGACGCTGGTGAAGGCTTTTGTTATCGTATTAAAAGCAATACAGCAGCAAGCTCAAATGCAGTAACATTTACTTTGTATGACGGTTTGCAGGTTGCTGTAACCACCGCTACTGATACGGTATTTACAGGAAGTTTATACAACCAAGTACGTGCCGCAGTAGGTACTGCTGATTGTATTCCGGCCGGTGTAACTCCAAAATCATTTACTAGTGGTTACTATGGATGGATACAAGTTCGCGGTATTGCAACAGCTTTATCGGACGGTACTCCTCCAGCAGGTGGAGACGTAATGATGTCTGATGCTGTTGTTGGTGCAGTAGAGGTCGCAGATGCGTCTCACGCACAAGTTGGTTATGCTACGTCATTGGGTACTGATACTGGCTACATTGGTATTAATATTCAGTTAAACTGATTAAACATTTCGTGTGGCAGTGGGTAAAACTACTGCTGCACGTTTTTAACGAAAGAGAACACAAATGGCAAAACGTATGGCTCCGCAAAAACAGCAAGAGCATACCCTGCCTGATGAGATCGCAGAAGTAACGTCCACTACACCTGTTGAAGCTCCAACAGCCAGTGTTACGCCAGATCAAATTGCTGACCTTATACTCAAGGGAAGCGATGAGACTAAAGTTGCAATTCGTAAGGCGTTAGACTTGGACAAAACGCACACTCGTCAGCGCAAATCACCAATTACCAACTCACAAGTGCGGAATCATGTACGTGCTGTTGGCGAAGTAACTCACGAACCTGGCTTTGTGCCTGATCCTCCATCACGTATTAAAGATCGTGGTGAAGAAGCCGTTCGTATATGGACAGAACGCTGGTTGGACAATAATGGCGATAACTTGTCTGAATACGATCTTGATCAGTTGGTGTCTACGGCACATCAGTAGATGTCAGAAACTTTTGCACAGGTCAATGCAGCTTCATTTTTTGGAGACTCTGCATTGATTGGAGTTGTAGAAGCAGATACCGTTAAAGCGGCTGAGTCGTTTACCCTTCCAAGTCTTACGACAACGGAACGGGACGCACTCACCGCTGTTAACGGAATGCTTATTTACAATTCTACGGACAACAAGTTTCAAGGCTACGAAGGCGGTTCCTGGGCTAACCTGATATAGAGTTAGCGAATGACAAATTTGCAGATCATTCAGATTGCCCTTAGAAGGGTTGGTCTGAATACAGGTAGTTCTGTTTTTAAAGATTCTGCGCGTGATTATTTGAATATGATCGCACAGGACATAGCTTCGCGTGAAAAATGGAACTGGCTATTTAAGTCTTCTACTTTTAGCACAACCAACGGCACTCGCACGTATTCGTTGGCCAGTGACGTAGTAGCTCCTCTTTCATTCCGTAATGTTACTGAAGACCATGTTATGCTCATCATGTCTACTCAAGACGTTGATGCGGCTGACCCTGACGCTTCTATAAATGGTGATCCTCGATGGGTTGCGATTGATGGCGTAGATTCCAGTGGGAATGTTGAGGTTACGTTATATCCAGAGCCAGACGGCACAGACACTATTGCCTATAGATATTATTCTTCCATACCTACCTTTACTGAATCTGAAGACAGTGATTCTATTAACCCTTTTGTATCTGCTGTATGTCAGCCTGCCTTAATACATGGCATTTCTGCTTTATATAAACAGGAAAAAGGTGACGATCAGGGTGCTGTTTCAGATCGACAGGAAATGGAACGAGTTATTGCAGTTGCCTCTCGTCAAAACATGAACGTGCAAGGTAACAGGTCATACAGAATGCGTAGGTCAGACGATCATATTTCTGGTAAATTTAGCTTTCAGCCCACAGAAGGAAGTATAGGATAATGCCGATTGCAGCTGAATCGTTACGCCTTGGCCCTTGGAGAAGTGGGGTAAACTACAGTCTTCCGGCTGAAGATATGCCACCAGATGGTATTTTTGAGATGGAAAACTGCACCATAGGGTTGGCTGGTGAAGTATCAAAACGAAATGGGTTTGCAAAGTTTAATGCTACCGCCATGAACTCTGGTGCGACAGTAACGGCTTGTGGTCAGGTAGTGTTAGCCGGAACAGAAAAAGCGTTTGCTTTTGCAGGTAATAAGTTTTTTGATGTTACGGGTGGAACAGCAACAGATCGAACAGGCAGTGTGACTATAACGGCTGGTGATGATTATACGTGGGATTGGGTATTAGCCGGAAACACATTAATAGCTGTAAATGGACAAGACACAGACGGCATCAAGTGGACAGGTGGAACGTCAAACGCTGCAACGCTCGACGATAGCTCTCGATTCACAAAACCTAAATGGGTGGCTTTTTGGGAAAACAGGGCTTGGGTTGCAAACATAAACGGAGCCGCTGACCGTATGTGGAGAAGTGATGCAGGTGATATAGAAACCTGGGGTTCGTTAAGTTTTTTTTCATTAGGTTATGACATTACGGGGTTACGTCCATTTCAGAACTATTTATCTGTTCACACAGAGCAAGGCATTCATACACTAACCCCAACAGGTAACTCAACTATACCGTTTCAGCAACAACAACGCACACAGCGTGGAACGATTGCAGGTAAAAGTATTGTTACGGTTCCTGGTGAGCGTCAGTTGTTCGTAAGAGATGATGGCATATACCAATGGTCAGGTGGTGCATCTGTTGAGAAGGTTAGCTTTGCGCTCGACGATAGATACTGGCCTAACTTGAACAAAGCTCGATTACCTTATTCTTTTGCGTTGTATTATCCGTCACAGGAACAGGTTTGGTTCTTTTTGCCTTATGGTGACAACACTCAGACAAGAATGAATAGTGTGGTTGTGTATTCATATCGTCTTAATGCTTGGTTTGGGCCTTACAGTGGATTTGAAAGAGATAGTGTAGCGTTAATTGATGACCTGCCACATGCTGGTGATTTTGCAGGGCGCATTAATAAACACGACAGTGGAACAAATGATGATGGAGATGCTATAAAAGCGTATTTTGAAACGGCCTCTGTTAGTCCTTATGGAGATGCGGTAGAATGTAGATGGTTATACAACCGATTATTGTATGACAATGTGGGCGCGTTTGACATGTCTATATCTCAAGTAGCTGCCGGAGTTGTTTCTAATACTCAAACAATTACAATGGGTAGTGCTGGCAGTGTTTTGGATAGCACATTTGTTTTAGGCAGTTCTGACCTTGCTCCAGATGTAAGTGCATTAACAAGCGATACGGATTTATTCGGTTATGATTCAAGAAGTATGTTAAGGTTTACTAATTTTAATTTAGATGAAACTTTCACTATTAGGCGAACGAGCCTTCAATACAAATCTATTGGCAACGTACGTCAACGTAAGACAGGCATAGAATAATGGCGGTAAGCTATAACGAGATGATGACAGGCAATGGCAAGAAGAATAAAAAAGGTAAAGCGGTTAGCTATCAAGAAATGAACACAGGCGTTGATCCATTAACTAAGGCGATTACTGATGGTAATGCTGGAGGTAATGCTGGAGGTAATGCTGGAGGTTCTTTTGGTGCAAATAACCAAAATACAGCGGTTGGTTACCAAGAGATGATGACAGGAAATAGTTCTCAACAGGGTACGAACAACCAAAATACAGCGGTAAGCTATAACGAGATGATGACAGGCCCACCACCTCCACCGCCTACGGGTAACCTTGCTGCAAATACTCCGGCTAATATGGCCCCAGGAACAGGTGCAACTACTACGCCACCTCCAACGGGTGGAACTGGCTACACTGAAGATACAGCCAGTTCGGCTTTTGGTGGGGCAACAACTCCACCGCCTGATTATAAAAATGAAGTAATGAACGCTATTCGTAATAACCCTGCTGCTTTTAGGGGTGCAGGTATTCGTAACTTTAAGACCGCAGACGGTAAAGGCATTATGGACTTGCCTCCAGAGGTCAGAGCAGAAGTGGATCAGTTTTTAGGTGGAACAGAGTTTCAGCAGATGGCAAGTGTTGGAACAACTCCTACTGCACCCGTAGCTCCACCACCCCCTACACAACAACAGGCACAACAGCCTACGCAACAACAAGCACAAGGATCGTGACTGGGAAAC